GAGAAAGCAAGTTTTGCAAAATGGAAGAATGCAAAAATACCGGAGTGGTTTAATGTCGGAGCGGCCGCATGATTTTATTTCCAAGAGAATAGAAAAGACAGAGAAACAGATTCTTTCATATATAGATAGACTGAACAAAAAACATTCTTTTGACAATCTAAATAAAACTGAAAAACTAAAGGGACAACTCAAGATGTTAGAGTTGGTTTTTTCTTATATTCACAGAAAGGTAAAAGAACTAAACAAAGAGTTAGAGGGTAAAAAGTAATGCCAACATATACATTTTTCAATGAGTTATCAGGAACAGAATATGACGAGTTCATGTCTATTTCTGCTATGGAAAAAATGATGAAAGAAAACCCACATGTTAAACGAGTGTGGAATCCTGATTGTGCTCCTGCTTTGGCTGGAGATCATCTTATGGGTGTGGGTCCAAAGAACGATGAAGGATTTAAAGATGTGATGAGAGGCATTGCTTCTAAACATCCTGACTCACCGATGGCAGACAAGTATGGTAGTGGTAAGAGCACTAAAAGATTACAAGCTGAAAACATTTACAGTAAACATAGGAACAGAAAATAATGTCGTCTAAGAAAGTTGCTAAGGATATCGTGCAATCTAGTTTGGTTGATATCAAACCTATCACAGACAACCAAAAGATTGTCTTTGATTCGTGGAAGAAAGATAAACACCAGTTTATGTATGGTTCTGCCGGGACTGGTAAGACTTTTGTATCCTTGTATCTTGGTCTGAGAGATGTTTTGGATTTGAAGACACCATATGACAAGGTGATTCTGGTTCGTTCTTTGATACCTACCAGAGAGATTGGTTTTCTGCCGGGCGATGAAGAAGATAAGGCTGCACTGTATCAGGTGCCGTATCAAAACATGGTCCGTTGGATGTTCAAGATGCCAAATGAACAGTCGTTTAATAATCTATACGACAAACTAAAATCACAGGGCTCTTTGTTTTTCTTGTCAACTTCTTTTCTTAGAGGGTTGACATTTGACAACAGTGTGATTATAGTAGATGAATGTCAGAACCTAAATTTTCATGAACTTGATACCATCATTACAAGAGTTGGACAAGACTCTAGAATTGTTTTTTGTGGAGACTTTGGTCAGACCGATTTGCAGAAAACGAGTGAGAAAAATGGTATTTATAACTTCTTGCATATTCTACAAGAGATGGAAGAATTTAATTGTATAGAATTTGGCATTGGAGATATTGTTAGATCTGGTTTTATAAGAAACTATATCATTAACAAGATAAAAATGGGTTTTCATGGAGAATAAAATTTATATCAAGCCAACTCAAAAGGATTGGCCGATATTTCACATGAAGTCTCCCGTAAAGATTAAAAATCTACGGGGAAGTAGTGTTGATGCATTTAATCAAGAACTGGAGAATGACATTAGAGACTCTGGTGATAGATTGCAAGGCGCCACTGCTGCAAAATGTTATATGACACAATGGGATATGCATCAAGAATATAACTCGTTCAAGAAACTAAGTGAACTGGTAATTAGTCTTGCCAAGACAGTGCCACTTGCAAATGCAACAAATCAAAATGGTGACCCAAGACAATATGAGTATGACATTGTAGATAGTTGGGGACTCATTTATGAGAAAGGACAATTTACAAAACCACATCAACACTGGCCACACACCTGGAGTTTTACATATTGTGTGAAGGGTTGTGACAGCTGTTCTCCGTTAGTTTTTGATGATGGTTTGGGTGATGGTGATAACTCATTCTTGGTAACACCAAATGTTGGTCAAGTAATTCTTTGGCCTGCGTGGTTATATCATTCTGTGCCTGAACAAGAATGTGAACACGAGAGAATGATGGCCGTTGGTAATTTAACAGTGGATTGGGAAAAAAGTGTGATTCCAGTTACAGAACATAAATTAACTCAACCACCAAAAGGAGAAAATCACTAGTGCGAGTATTAAGATACTTGAGAAATCTATTTAATTATAACTATCAGAGACAGAAAGAAGTAACGGCGTATCTATCAAGATCAGTTGACTTGGTAGACCTAGAATATAGACAGAAAAAATTAGCAAGAAAGAGGATTTACTAATGGCTTACAATTTATCGTCAAGATCGAAAAGTCGCCTAGAAGGCGTAGAGGAAGATTTGGTTAAAGTTGTTGAACGTGCTATCGAGTTGACAGAAGTTGACTTTGGTGTGATTCAAGGACTCAGGACTATGGAAGAACAGAAATCACTAGTTGCAAAGGGTGCATCCAAAACTATGAAGTCAAAGCACCTAGAAGGTAAGGCTGTGGATTTGATGGCATACATCGATGGTCGCGGTTCTTGGGAATTGAACGTGTATGATGAGATTGCAGACGCGATGAAGGCTGCTGCGATTGAGTTGGACGTTGGCGTTCGTTGGGGCGCTGCGTGGAGTGTGTCTGACATTCGTGAGTGGGATGACACTATGGAAGAGGCTATGCTGAGTTATGTTGACCTTCGTAGGTCACAGGGTCGCCGTCCGTTTATTGATGCACCACATTTTGAGTTGATTTCGTAAATGGCTGAATTTGATCATGTAGATATGTCGTGGTATCCTACGGCAGATTTGAAAACAAAAAACATCAATGGTAGAAGATTCTATGTAACACCAAAGGGATACTATCCATCGATTACGACTGTGCTCTCGGACCGTAACAAGAAAGGACTGTTTGAGTGGCGTAAGAGAGTGGGTGAGGATGTTGCAAACCATATTGCAAGAAAGGCAGCTTCAAGAGGCACCAAGGTTCATCATATGTGTGAGGACTATCTGAACAATAAGGATATCTCACATCATAAAAAGGATTTTCTACCTTGGTGTCTCTTCAATGAAATGAAGGATAAACTACTTTGTAATATAAATAATATACATGCACAGGAATGTGGCTTGTATAGTGACAAGTATAGAGTCGCTGGTAGAACAGATTGTATTGCAGAATACAATGGTGAACTATCAATCATAGATTTTAAAACTTCCACTAGTGAGCGCACAGATTCATGGAATGAAAACTATTACATTCAAGGTGCTGCATACGCTGAGATGTTTGGTGAGAGAGCGGGAATACTCGTTGATCAAGTGGTGATACTTGTAGTTACTGAAGATGGAACAACACAAGAATTCATAAAGAAAAAACACGATTATCTTCCAATGCTTACTGAATCTATACATAGATGGGAAGAGAAAAATGAAATACCTAACTTTTTACCCCCTAATCCTTTGTTTAGTTCTTTGATGGGAAGAGAAAAATGAAATACCTAATTTTAACATTGACAATGATATTGGGGTTGCTACTGCCTAATATTGCAAATGCTCAAACAGTGCCACGTAATGTTATACCTTGGCCTGGAACACCACAAACACCACAAAAACCACAAGTTCATGAATGGACTCCTGGCGAAATAGTTAGAACTGTTTTTCTTTGCAAAGATGAAGAAACGATAGAAAAGTTAGTCTATGCTGATAAAGAATCTAAACAGGGCACCATATTGGCATTAAGAGAAATGATAGGTTTGGGTGTTTGTCTTGTGTTGCCACAGCCTGCGCCATTTGTGGTAAAAGATTTAGTTTCTGAATACGTGGATCATAGTAAGATTGATAGTGTTGTCGCTAAAGTAGAATTAGATACTGGTAATGGTATAATTGAAGGATATACTATCGTTTCAGGTAAAATAAAACCTGCTATTTGAGAAAAAACTATTGACAGAGTGGTAGGATTTTAGTATACTTTATCTATGGTTGTAAGAAATGACCTGGAGGCATTGCGGACGGGAGTTCGATTCTCCCCACCTCCACCAAAAGTGTATGAACAGTCGTTGGCAGACGAGGACCACCAACCAACTGCCCGTAGGGAATGGTGCGTACACTTTTGATGGGGGTGACAAGGTTTCGACGTGGTGAGAGAAGGGAAATGGACAACTCGACAGGCGAATGTCGTAAAACTAGCAAAACCTTTAAACGCCAACGATGACGTTTACTTTGAGGACTTTGCGCTAGCTGCGTAAAACTTCACGGGGTATGGGTTCCACCTTGTTATACAACGGACCCTTTTAAATTTGTCATGACTAAGGAGAAAATTTATTATGACTACTTTGACTCAGACACAACGTGTCATTAATGCACTTGAGAATGGTGCAGAACTTACTGCTAAACAAATTAGCGCCCGTTATGGTGTGAAAAATGTTCGTGCAGTTATCAGCCAACTTCGCACGGAAGGATATGCTATCTTTCTTAACAAGCGTGTAAGTTCTTTTGATGGTGAAACTTATTCCAAGTATCGTCTAGGAACGCCGACTCGTGCAACTGTAGCCGCTGGTTACGCCGCACTGCGCTCTGCGTAAAACTTAATAAGGATTGGCCCACCTTTACCAAACGGGCCATTTTTAAAGGACATAGTGATGCCGTTAAACACTGCAAAGACTTTCTCAATGAATATAGAAAATATAGTTTTAGAGAAAAATATTACACATATGGATGCAGTTCTCTGGTATTGTGAACAAGAAGGTATCGAACCAGATACTATTAACAGACTTATTTCTAAATCTCTCAAAGAGAAGATTGAGGCAAATGCAAGAGAATTAAATTTCCTACCAAAACATGCTCAATTACCTGTCTAAAAGGTATTGACAACTTCACCAAATTTTAGTAATATAGATATAGTTACATTCACATAGGAGAAAAAAGTGATTGACGTGACAGACCAAGAACGTTCTGAAAATTTCTTTCAGGCAAAGTATGACGAACTTCGTAAGGAGATGCGTGATGAACACACTGAGATGGCATATCTCAAGAAAGAGAACGAGGAACTACGTGAGCGAGTGAAGAAACTTGCATCTCGTCAACCTAGTTGGCCTAAGGGATATCGTCCTCATCGTGAGAAGTCTCATAGACGATAATGTATTATTGCCGGTTTAGCTCAGTTGGTAGAGCAGTTGCTTTGTAAGCATCATGTCGGGAGTTCAAGTCTCTCAACCGGCACCAATATTCCTCAGTAGCTCAGTGGTAGAGCAAGTGACTGTTAATCACTCGGTCGGTGGTTCGAGCCCATCCTGGGGAGCCAATCAAAATAAAGGTTTACAATAATGATTGAACTAGATCGTGACGATCTTATCAACCTTCTAAAACTTGCCCTGGCCAGGGTAAATGAACTTGAGAATATTATCTCGGGTCCGAGCTCGGAGCTCGAGAAGGTTCCCGCAACGGTTACCAAGTCTCCTTGGCTATCTACACTATCATCCTATCCACCAAATTGGCCATATGGTCAAAAATCAAAAAAAACTATGAAAAATAATTTTGATTATGAAATGGTGGACTATGGAGATTATGAGCCGTGAGCGTTAAGTTGATATCACATTCTCGTTCATCAGTTGATAATTGGATGCAATCACCTCATGCTGATTTTACACATCTAGTTGCTTACTGTGCAAGGGTATCTAATCCAAGTAATCAGAACAACGAAGAAACGTCTGAAAAACTTATCAAGTATCTCATAAAGAACAAGCATTGGTCACCACTTGAAATGGTGAATGTTTGTTTGGAGATTAATACCACTAGAGACATTGCAAGACAGATGTTGCGACATCGCTCATTTTCATTTCAAGAGTTTAGTCAGCGATATGCTGACCCAACAAAGGATATGGAGTTTGTTCGTCGTGGTGCCAGATTACAAGACCCAAAGAATAGACAAAATTCAATTGATGCAGCACCTATTGATGTTCAAGACCATTGGGATATGCAACAGCAAGAAGTGATTGAACTTTGCAAAGAAGTTTATCAGTGGGCAATTGAAAAAGGTATTGCCAAAGAACAGGCTCGTTCTGTTTTACCAGAAGGACTAACTATGTCTCGTATGTATATGAATGGCACGCTTCGTAGTTGGGTTCATTACATTGAATTGAGAACAGCAAACGGAACGCAGAGAGAACATGTGGATATTGCAACCGCATGTGCAATAGAAATTGCTAAGGTTTTTCCTTTACTGAATGAGGTTATTTGATTATGGCTCTGATGCCAATTTATTTTACCACTAACAATACTCGTAAACGAAAGAAGTCAAAGAAGAAAGTTGTTACTGCAACAAAATTAGACCGAAGTAAACTCACTGGTGTAAGTATTTCATCTCCAATATATAGACGTGAGACACCATATATACCTAGTAACAGCACTGGTATTGGTAACACAACCAAGAGAGACAATAACCATGAGTTAGAAGTGTCCAAAAACTATACCATTGCTCCCGCCTATAACAAGGGTGCATATCAGGTTATAGGTAAAGATAACATTAAAGATATTGGACGATAATATGAGCGCGATTGAAATACCTGTCTTTCCGGCAGGCGTGTTGAAGATTTATAATAACCCCAATCCACCTGAGATTCCTTCTATGGAGGATTTTCAGTTCAACCAGCAAGCAGTTTCAAATCCAGATACTACACAGTTTTTGGAGACACCAAATATTGTTGACCATGATGGCTTAGCAGATTTGAAAGTGTGGTTTGAAGAGTGTGTAAAGGATTATCTTGATAATGTAATGACATTGGATTATCGAGAGTTCTGGATTCATGAAAGTTGGTTGAACAAGGCTGCACCTGGCAGTTCTCAGAGTATGCATAATCACGGTAACTCTCTTATCAGTGGTGTATATTATGTTTCATCTACACCACAACATCCACCGCTAGTGTTTGAGAAAATGCCATCAAACTCTGACCCGTTCTTCTCACTGAGGAAACACTACAACAAAGCAAACGCAAACTTTACAAACAAACTCGCTATGCCCTGCACTCAGGGTTCTTTGATTATGTTTAACTCATATCTGTTTCATGGGTTTGGACAGAATGTAACAGACCAATCAAGAGTAAGTCTGGCATTCAATGTGCTTGCAAACCTTACAGAGAAGGATGCATACCGCATTGACTTTGTAAAGAATGAAAGATGGCTGAATACTGAGGATGCTACTAACTACACAGTTGACACTGATGGTGCATCAGGTTCCATACAAAGACGTATGTCTAAATGAAGACAGCTGTAATTTTAGGCAATGGTGAATCACGTAGTTGGTTTTGTCCTGACTACTTAGATTATCCTATTGCAAATGTAGAGACATGGGGATGTAATGCTATCTATCGTGATGGTGTAGTGGACAATCTTGTTTCAATGGATTACGCCATGCAACAAGAAATTTACATGTCAGAATATCCTTTGAACCATAAGTGTTGGTTTGCAAACTGGACTCGGGTTCCTACACAAGTTGCAGAAATGATGATGATGGGAACAACCATACCAAAAGAATTTGTTCATTGGCCAAAATCAAATGCATCTGATGAATGTGTTATTTCGGGTAAAGATCCTGCCACAGTGCAGACAAGAATAGATGAGATGATGAAAGACTTTCCACATCTTGACACAGAAGATTTGAAACTCAAAATGGAAAAGGATGTGGGTGTTTGGATTACACCAGTTTTTGATGAGGACCGTGTGCAGACTATTTCAAACCTTGAAGGTTGGTCTGCTGGAAATGTTGGATTGTTTCTTGCAGCAGAAAACGGTGCAACTGAAGTTTACATGTTAGGTTTTGACTTGAGTGATTACGACGAGCCACTGAATAACATTTACAAAGGAACAGAAAACTATTTGCCGAAGACAGCCAAAGGGTTTAATCCTGTCAACTGGATTATTCAGATGAACTCGGTGTTCGAGAAGCATCGCCGTGTAACTTTTTATTGGGTAGACAACATATGGAAAGCCTATTCAGATAAATTTCTCACTCCTAATATAAAGCACATTGACAAGAATGCGTTTCTTGACAGAGTAGGAACATTTTAAAGGAGGATAAATAAACTATTGACAACACACATTCGTTATGATACTATTAATAAACACTATACGTTAACACACGAAAACATAAGGAGACAAATATGTCATTCGCATCAATGAAACGAAATAACGCACTTGATGATCTTCTGGGTGCCGCCCAGAAAGAAAGTGCACCCCAAGAGAAAAAGTCCTATGCAGATGAACGTCTGTGGAAGCCGTCTATGGATAAGACTGGTAACGGTTATGCCGTTATTCGTTTTCTTCCTGCTCCCGAAGGTGAAACTCTACCTTGGGCTAAACTCTGGAATCACGCATTTCAGGGTCCAACTGGTCAGTGGTATATTGAGAACTCGCTGACTACTCTGGGGAACAACGATCCTGTTTCTGAGCATAACTCCAAACTTTGGAACTCTGGTATTGAGTCCGACAAAGAGATTGCTCGCAAGCAGAAGAGGAAGCTGCAATATTATGCCAACATCTATGTTGTGACTGATAGTGCACATCCTGAAAACGAAGGTAAAGTATTTCTTTATCGATTTGGTAAGAAGATCTTTGATAAGGTCACAGAAGCAATGTCGCCAGCATTTGAGGATGAGACTCCAATCAATCCGTTTGATTTCTGGAACGGTGCGAACTTCAAGTTGAAGCTTCGTAAGGTTGATGGTTACTGGAACTATGATAAGTCAGAGTTTTCTGCACCATCTGCTTTGTTGGATGATGACGATGAACTTGAAGGGATTTACAACAAGTTGTATTCTCTTGAAGAGTTCACTGCACCGTCAAACTTCAAGTCCTATGAAGAACTGAAGACTCGCTTTGAGTTGGTTCTTTCTGGTGTTACACCTTCTCGCACAGTTGAGACTCTTATGGAGAATGAACCTGTTGCGACTCCAAGGGTTGAGACTAAACCAGAGGAACCGATTGGAGTCGGAGAACGCTCGCGAGCTCGTGTTAGTCAACAATCTGTTGCAAAAGCGGATCAGTCAGAAGGTGAAGATATGATGTCTTACTTTGAGAAACTGGCAGAAGAAGCCTAGAGAGACAGTAGGTATTGGGCCCAAGTCAGTCCTTGACTTGGGCTTTTTTGGAGTGGTAGTTCAGTTGGTTAGAATACCGGCCTGTCACGCCGGGGGTCGCGGGTTCGAGTCCCGTCCGCTCCGCCATTATAGTATAGCATTGTAGTTTGTTGGTGGACTCATTGGCAAGGCCGCAGCGTGAGTGACGCTGGATGACGATGCATCAACAGGTGCGCTAGTAATATTATTGATCTGAACTGGAGCAGCCGTGCCTCCTGTTTTACTGAGTTTTTGCAAAATTTCCGCACGTTCTGCAAAAGGCAGAAACGCTTTGCCTCGCGAGACAGCGTTTATATAATCTCTATTTCCCTTACTTTTTGCAAGGTCAACGGCGACACGGTTGAGTTCCAATTCTTTTTCTTTAATTTTCTCACGGCTTTTGGTTATAGCCTCTGTCGCAAACTTGAAGTCCTTGCCAACCAACCCTTTGGCCAATCTTCTCTGGAAAAGGGTGGCCACCGCCTCGGCTCTCTCAATTTCACCTTCTAACTCCGTTTTAGCTTTCTCAAGTTCCTTGTTACGCTTGATCTCTCCACGGCGCAGCTGCATAAAGAATTCCTTGTTGGAAGTTTTTACTGGTGCTTCATCTTCCATACTACCCGCGTCTTGCGCCGGCCGGCGCAGCAACCCGCTCTGCGCGCGCAGCTGCTTTACCGTCTCCCGTTGATCTGCCTTCATTTCTTCATTTGCGCTTTTTGACTCTTCCAATTGCCGCAACCGCCTCTCTGCGATCTCAAGTTGTGTTTGTTTTTGTTTATTTTCTTCGTCACTGAAAAAACCTGAAATTGTATCATAAAGAAGTAGCAATCCTCTAATTGGCATGGTGATAGCGTCAAATACTGCCTTAGTAGCTGCTAAAACTCCACCAATTGTTCTTAAAACCTCCTGTATATCACGACCTGCTTTTTCGAGGTCTTCCATTTTTACACTGCTAACCCATCCACCAAAACTCTTCAAAGGACTGAGAATGAATTTATTAAAGACAAATTTAATTTTTTTAATTTCTTCATCATAACAACCATCAAACAAATCTCTAAAGGCACTTACAACAGTAGTGTATAAGCTTCCTAAAGGTGTAAAAATATATTTGTTAAGATCAGTTGCAAGTTTTTCAATTTGTTTATCATATTTACCTTCAAACAAATTTCTAAAGAAAGTTACAAGTTTACCATAAAATCTTCCTAAAGGTGTAAAAATATATTTGTTAAGATCAGTTGCAATTTTTTCAATTTGTTTATCAAAACAACCATCATACAAATCTTTAAGGAAACCTGCAACACTACCGTATAATCTTCTTAAAGGTGTAAAAATATATTTGTTAAGATTACTGGCTAAACGTTTTAAACCTTCTATCGTAAGTAAAGGAAGTATTTCTTCTTTGACGAACCTTGATGTTTTATCAATTATGCTTTCGCCTTCCATAAGAAAACAGTAAAGTTTCTGAAATCCCTCCTTGAGTCCCTTCCAACCTTTAGCTTCTAAGAATCCTTGAATTGCTGGAATTGCTAATGCTATCGTACCAAAGAGAAGTGCTTTCTTAAGTGCTCCCCAAAGACTACTATCACCAGTATCTTTTATTTGATCAAGTTTCTTTTTCTGACCAGTGACATTCTCTGCTATTGTTGTCAAAAGGTCAACTTTTTTAACTTCTCTTCCTTCTTCTTGTGAATCTTTTCTATCACGTACTGCCGGACTTTCCTGCTCAGGCGCCTGATCAGCCAACTGCTTTCTTAGTGCAGTTCCCTCTCCTCTAACAGCATCAACCACTGCTTCAAAACTAGACATCGTTCTACTTCTTACTCATGTATGCTGTCATGCCCATGTAGGCACCTACTACGCCAGCCATGCCGATATAGAATAAACCAAAAAGATCAGCAAGGGCTTGGATTCTTGAATCGGGGAAAATAGGTAGAAACACAAAGCCAGTGAAGACCAGCATAGAAATAAGAGATACCCACGCCATACGACGCTGAGCATCTGCCTTTTCTTCTTGCATTTCAAGTTCTTCAAGTTTTGCTACTGCTGTTAGTTCTTCATCACTCACGATACCATCTCCATCCACATCATACTTTGCATAATCACTCGTTGGTTCCAATGTTTTTGGACTCATTTTGATTATCCTCTTTGTTGTTGCTCTTGTTTGATTCTCTGTTCTTCATCCTTTATCCATTCAACCAATAATCCCACATAAATGTCTCTTTCCCACGGCATCATATTTTCAATTTCAGTTAAACTATATTTATGGTGTTGCATCAGTCCAAAATTAGTTTTAAAATAATTCACTAGGCTATTATGAGAAAGAGTTAATTTAAAAAATCTCCCAGCCCTTCTAGAGCAACTTGAGAAACTACTCCAGTTTTAGGATTCTCTACATCTAATACGTGTCTCAATCTAGGCATGGTGGAGAAGAAGTTTTGTAACTTCTCAAACATCTCTTGTGTGAGGCTATCTATGAACTCATTAAGTTCTTTCTTTGAGATGTCAACAATATTATAAGTATCTTCTCCAAAATTAATGGCTTGGACACAGGACTTGATTATGAAAAATACTCTTTCTGTTTCACTTTCAATCTTTGTTGATTTTAGAGTTGTATCAATTGTTGGATATGTGAAGTCAATGGCCAGCGTGTCAGTTAGTTTGACATGACTTGAGTGTTCATCATCCATCAAAATCTGAATGTCTTCTATGTCAATGGATTTCTCAACATAGGTTTCTCCATCATCTGGACACAATAGTCTAACATCAATGGTTTCTGAAACAGACTTCGATCTAATCTTGATGAATGCATACTCAATATCAAACATTGGGTCACTTTTTTTACCAAGATCACCAAATGTGCAAGAGTGCACTAAATCTAAAACCGCATTGTGTGTTGCAGTCTCTGTCTGTTCTTCCATCGCCAGAAGAAGAAGTTTTTCTTCTCTTACAAGAAATGGTCTGAACTCTATCTCATTTCCTGTGGATGGTACTGTCATCATATATTTTGGCACTTCAAGTTTTGGTAAGGCCATAGTATTTTCTCCTATCAATTCAATTGTTATAATTTATGTAATCAACGAGTCCTAGAATTCTAAACCACCAGTAAGATTTCTAGATGACTGTGAAATATCTGAATCGGCTCGGGGTTCATTAAATGGCGCATCTGACCCATACCTAGATATGTCTGTGGTGTATCTGAACCCAAAATCTATGTTGATTGTTCCAAATGCAGTTGAGGCGGCCGCATCAAAGTCAACCTGTCCAATGGTTATTGGATATGCTTCCCAACACTTAAGACCATATCCTGGCACATCTGTTCCAGTGTTATTTACATCACCATTAGGGATGTTTCCATCTTGATTGCTTACACCATTAGGCCCTTTATTAGTCATACTGTAGATTTCTATTGAACCCTTATACTCATCATAGTAGTTCAGGTTCCAAGTATGCTCATCATACGCTGCTCTCTGCCATGCATCAAATGTTTGTTTCAGTTTAAATTCTTCGTCAAGCAAGAAAGTAATTCCCACACTATTAGCAAAAGTTATACCTGAAACAATATTTCTATTTGGACCATATATGTTAGTATCTTCCACTGTTGAGAAATTAGTGCCCGGCATAAAAACAGTTTGTGCTCTGACCAAAAGGTCTGGTGCATCCATTACTGCACGGAAAGGTCTATTTGCCGGCCCAGGAGGAAAATTTAGACGAACCACAAATTGATTGGTTTTGACAATACCGCCTTTACCGATTGAGTTTCGCAACTCAACAATAGTATTTCTCTTGCCAGGTGTAACGTCAAAGGTTCTTCTTAAATTTTGATTAGCCATTAGACCATGCTCCTAGAGTCTGCCCATACTTCAGATGCAGAAACACTTTTCTTTGCATTCTTAAAGTTGTGCACGGGTAGTAGTGCTGCAACAACAAATTCGTCTGGTTGAATAATACGAAATTCTGATTTTACAAAACCGTTTAGGTATTTTTTAATAGTAGGTTTCAAAAGACTAATCCTTTTTAATCCCTGATAGTTTACATCATTAGGAAAGTTAACTACCTTATCTAATAATCTCATTCTCAATGGCACAGGTAAGTAATGAAAGTTGATACCTAAAAATCCACCACTAGTTCCCCCTATTGGCATCACCAGTGGAAAGGTATCATAATAGGGTAGAGTCAATCTATTTTTAGGTCCATAGACAAACATATTCAATTGGCCAAAAGATGGTGATTTACTTCTTCTACCATCTCTAAGCAAATCCATACGTCCAGGCGTACCAAACTCTTTTATCTTATTCCTATACCATTGTGTTGAGTATTCTTGGCCCTCTGCCGCATCTAATACCTGACGAATATAATCTGATTGTGCCATAAGACTATTTATAACGAATACCTAAATCATCCTCTGTTAATATCTTGAACTCCATTCCTTTGTCCTCACACCAAGGCACAGCCGCCTTCCATTTTGCTTCATTGACACCCCAAGTCTTGACCTCATTGAACCATCTCTGTGTCTTTTTTTTGGGTGTGGTAGTCGGTGGTTTACATTGTTTCTTTGGCTTGACTTCTATAATCATCTTCTTGACTTTTCCGTCTGCTTGACGAACCTTGATGTAGAAGTCAGGAAAATAACGATGCACTCTATTATCCCAAGGTGATATATAGGGTATGATAATTTCTTCACTACCCCATTCAAGGATAGAGGCACTTCTGTCACAATACTTCATAAACTTCAGTTCCCACAAGGAACGGTATACAATGTTGTTGTGATTACCTCTATATTTCTTGGGATTTCGTGGTGTGTATCGTCCTTTGTATGACATAGTGTATAAATATATGTAGTAAACTTATTTAGGAAGTAAAAATGGCGGATGAAGTTAATAGAACATACAAAGCTTTTAAACCAACTGGAGGTGATGAGCAAGCACTAGACATTGGTGCGGCAAAAGCAAAGGAATCTGCACGAAACTCTTATCAGTCGAGGTCGAGCGGGTCTATGGAAGACGCTGCGTTGGCCGATGCGTCGCCGGCTGAAATACACATTCCGGTACAGTCTGGAACTCGTAGAAAATTACCTAAAAGACTGTTACAGTTTCCACAAAATGTGCAGACTGGTAGGGCCGCGCCTGGCCACCATATTATTTTTGACAGAATAAAACTTTCGGCGGGTAAGGGGGAGGAAAACGATAAGAGCATAACGTTGAAGAATAAAACGAAAACCACTAGTGCACAAATCACTCTTTATATGCCAGCCTCTGTCAATGTTGGATATAAGTCTCAGTATAGTGACACTGCGGTTGGCATCGGTGCAGAATTAGGTGGAAATCTTGCTGATTCTATTAAAAACATTAAAGAATCAAAAGAAGGTCTGCTCAGCGCTGCGATGACAGAGGGTAAAAGAATTATGCCGGAATTGAAGCAGGCCACTGATGATGCCGCCTCAGCTGTGGCGCTTGACGCTTTAACTTCGGTGGCTGGCATTCTTCCAGGCATGGGTGGTCTTGCAGGAGTTGCTCAGTTGAAAGCCAATAAGGTGGTGACTGATAAAATGGAGTTTTTCTTTCAAGGTGTAAGCAGAAGATCATTTCAATATGAGTTTACTTTTATACCAACTAGTGAAGGCGAAAGCAGAGTAGTTAATGAGATCATTAAAGAATTCAAATCGGCAATGTTACCTGAGTACACATCAGGACTTTTCACTGATGCGATAAGTGATAGAACACTGACTGTGCCAGATTTGTTTGATATTAAATACATGCATCTAGATGAAAACTA